CAGGATCTGTTGTAAAATCAACGAATGTACCAAGTGTATTAGTAGTACCGGTACCGAAATATGGTCTACTAAAGAATCCATATTGTACACTACTAGTATATATTCCACCGTTGTATACTGGAATGGATGCATAGTTATACACAGTTTTACCTACTGCAGGTGTAGTAATACTACAAAAACTTGAATTACCGTTATATACGGCAACTCCAAATCCTGTTCCGTTAATTATATCATTCGCATTGTTACCAGCTATAGAGACTGCTACTCCATTAGCATAACCAGTTCCAGCTATTGAATAACCATAAGTATTACCGTTGTAGAAAGATGGTGGATTACTAGCTAGGTTATTTGTAACATGGACACCTTGTGTAGAACCATTAATAAGTATACTAGGTTTACTGGTTGCTTGACTATTAACTACATTTCCTGTTGTACCCATTACTAAAGATCCAGCTTGTAATCTAAGAGCAACGGTACTTACCGGTGAAAATGGACTAGTTGTAAATGTAGGTGAGATATCTTGTGCAACTAATACATCGTTACTAGCAGATGCTATTAGTGTAGGTGTCATTAATACTGATCTTGCCAAGGCCGCACTTGCTGATACAGCACCGGTTACTGATAGTGAACCTGATATACTTGATGATACTTGTAACCTATATCCGTTATCTGCTGTAGTACCTATTACAAAATTACCTGTACTACCTGAAGTAAATCTAGCTCTTTCAATATTACCGGTCAAGAAAGTTATACATGCTCCATTATCGGCAGAAAAGGATGACTGTATTCTTAATTCACCACCCGTATTCCATCGTATCCCTGCACCATTTGTTCCACTACCGGCAAAATATAAGTTAGAAAATCCAGAACTAGCTGTTCTATTAATTACGAGTGTTGGTGAGTCTCCACCACCGGCAGCATAACTGGTAAGGCTAGTAGCATTGGTAAATACTAATTGACCTGGTGATAATGAAACGTCTATTGCTCTTGAGTTTTCAGTAAAGCTATTGGGATTAGAAACTGTCATCGCTGATTTTAACCCGTAAAGTATTTGAGTACTTCCAGTAGGAGATATTGTTTGGATAAACGATGTACCAATAACTCCTGATCCGCTTGCTGTTGTATTAAATGTAGCAGAACCTGATACGTTTAATGAACCAGTTACATTTAATGAACCTGTTACTCTATGTGTATCTGTTATAACATTACCCATAGTAACACCTGTACCTGTTACGGATAATTCAGTCATACTACCACTCACTACTGTAAATCCAGTTGTTGTAACTGAAGCTGTAACCGACCCAGTTGCTATTCTTATTATGTTTCCTACTATACCAGTTGCAGGTACTACTAATGCATATGATGATGTGCCGAGTAAAGAACCGGTTACACCATTGGATACATTAAGTGATCCTGTTATCGTTGCACCATTTCTAAAGGTTGCCAAACCGCCTGACGTAATTAATGATCCTGTTATTGTTGTATTGCCATTAAAGTTATTTGAGCCCGTTACAAAGATTGAACCTGATATACTTATATTTTTAGATTGGTCGATTGAAAATATATTAGTGCTGCCTGTTGAAACTGAAAATAAAGTTGTATCAGTAGCCGCTATATCATTTATAGCAAATATTCCACCACCACTGCCGGTTACACTAAATATATTAGAACCACTCCCAATAAGTTGTAGAGCTTGATTGTTTGATGATGCCGACATTACAGTACTTCCTGTAACTGATAGTGAATTAAAACTCGCTGTGTCTGTATAAAATATTGCCATATGTTAATAAATAATTGATGTGAATGAAATTTGTATTATATCCGTTTCTGTAAATGTATAGGTATAGATGTGTGGATCTATAAACACATTAATATCAGCTGCTATTTCTACACCATTTATATATAATTGTATAGTAGCAGTGCCGGTATATTCATAGATAGTTATGGATGTTCCTCCAAAATGATGCCCATATAAAAATGTATTACCAGCTGCATCATTGCCATACACTGGAAAAGTTCCTGTTTTAATAATATAGGCGGGCCCTCCTCCTATTGATACCGAACTTATATAAAGTGCATTTGATGGATTATTATCCGATGAAACTTGCAAATTTGTAGGTAGCACACCAAACATAGGGTCGGTATTTATGTTAATACTACCGTTCCGATTTATTCTAGAATATCCATTTATATTTATTGGCATTTTGGTTTTTAATTAATCGTTAAATGTATTTACATAAAATTCAACTGAGTCATTTTGATTAGTAGTAACATTAAATGTATAACTATCTGCTCCAGGTGATAATGCTAAAGTTGATTGTGCAATTCCATTCTTATTATAATACACAATGCCTACGTTATATACCGTATCTGCCAGTCCCTTATTAAGCGTTAGTGTTATTGGTGTGTTATTAATTAGAGGTGCAGATCCGCTATAAACCGTATAAGATGCATCAAATTGGTGTGCCAATGGTACTATTATATTGTTTGCGGCTGGGGTGAGTCTTGCACCGGATAGACTACCAATGGTTAGTATTGTTAATAATCCAGCATCGTAAGTCACCAAGTAGGTTGAAACCGGTATATATTCACTACGAATACTAGTCTTACTTAAATTGTTTATGTTAAGCGTTCCATTTATTATAATTCCCATATTTTAATTATATGATGTTGCTATCCAATATACTGGACCCGTTAATGCAACTGATGAATTTGAATTTATTGTGAATCCTGCTGATGTTTTTGATTCTATTGTCCACATTCTTGCATCTTCTCCAATTACATTTACTGCATATAAATTATTTGCAAATGTAGATGTGAATGTTACGCTTGATATCCTTGGAGTACCACTAAAAGATGCTACAGATCCAGATGCCGCTTTTAATGATTGTAGTGAACCGGTTATACCATTCGATACATTGAGTGATCCCGTTATTTGAGTATTAGTTTCCAATCGTATTAAAGAGCCACTATTATAAATTAAGGATGAAGTCATATGATGTCCACCATCCCCTACAGCTGCATACCCTATATTGATTGGGGATTCATTACCCATACCAGTATTGTTTCTTGGTCCTACTAAAAATAAGGCACCATCATAAAGTGCACCCGATGGGTTACTATATATCCATTGATCGTTTTGACTATCCCATAATATAGATCCCGTTTTACCTGTTGATCCCGAATCGTAAACTGCTAATCCTCCAAATCTTATTGCGGGAGTTGAAGTATTTACAGTAATTATGTTTGTACTAATATTTAATTGAGAAGATGTAACATATACAATCGATGAACTACCCAACACCGTTAAGTTTTGACTTATTACCAAGCTACCACTTATTGTTTGAGTTATTCCGCTACTTCCGATTGTTATGAATGAACCTGTTTTTGAATTTGTTACAAATGAGCCAGTTTGTGTATTTGCTACATAATTTACTATAACAGATGCGGTGAATGTATTTAAGTTACTTATAGAAGTATTTAAACTTGCAGTTGTAGTATTTAAGTTACTTATAGAAGTATTTAAACTTGCAGTTGTAGTATTTAAGTTACTTATAGAAGTATTGACAGATGATGTATAACTATTTTGTACATACAAAGATAGCATCGAACTTGTAACACTATTTAATAAGAATGAGCTAGTCTGTGAATTTTGAACAAAGCTACTAGTCTGATTATTTAAAACGTAATACGAAGCCGATACAAAGTTTCTAGCCCAACTTGCTGTACCAAACAATGATCCAGTTATACCTGTGGTTACACTTAATGAACCTGTTATTGTTTGGCTACCGCTAATATTTACTCCGCCTGGTATCGTTGTTGTACCATCTTTGTTAAATCCCCAATAATAATCTCCAGCTGATGTGATAATATTTGCATTTTCATCAGTAACCCAAATAGATGTTTGTGTATTATTTGATAATAATTCCACATATCCTCCTGGGCCCGCTTGTATATCAATACTGGAATAATCATACTGATTTGTTAATCTAGAACCACCAGCAAGTGTTATTGAACCAGTTATAATAACACTTTGACTTAATGGGGTTATATAAGAAGCAGTTAATGAATTTGATGCTGTGCCATATATAATTGATGATGTGCCCAACATTGTTAAGTTTTGACTTATTGCTAAGCTACCACTTATTGTTTGAGTTATTCCAATACTTCCGCTTGTTATAAATGAACTAGTCTGATTATTTAAAACATAATACGAAGCAGATACAAAGTTTGTGGCCCAACTAGCTGTACCAAACAATGATCCTGTAAATCCGTTTGTTACAAATATAGATCCCGTTACAATTAATCCACTACCAGATATAAGTAAACTACCGCTTATAACTCCGCTTCCTGAAAAGGGGAATCCCGAACCTGCTCCACCGGATGATCCAGGTGGGCCCGTTGGGCCTGGTGGGCCGACTGTTACAATTCGCACAGTGGATATTTCCGATGCTGGAATTGTTATATCATTGGTAACTCCATTCGTATTAATAGTAACAGAGCTATTTTGACTTGTCACCGATACCGAATTTGCATCCGATGATATTATATTTAATGATGTATCTGCCATTGTTAACGTGTTACTTCTTTACTTAGTTTTATTGTACCTTGTAATAATCTTGTTACCAAACTTCCGGTTTGCAATTCCAAATCATATACTGCCGTATCAAAATGTAATGCCGATGAAGATGCGGCAGATATATATACTCCTATCGTTCCAGATGTTGGTGAATTTAGATTGCTTGAACCGCTAAAATTAAGCCCCGTCCCATCGCTATTTAAAGAACTTGATATATAAAGATATGAAGTTTTTGTATTATCTGCATAATCAGGTCTTATTTGCATTCTAGCACTATAACCAGTCAAATTAATAGCACTACCACTTGCATTTTTATATTGTAATTCAAAATTAACAGTTGTTCCCTGTTCTATTGTAAAATTATATTTTCCAGCTGCCATATTATTATTTTATGTATAAATATTTTATTATAAATTTATAAACTTACCGATAATAGTAATTGTATCGCCAATTGCCGCATTTAGACTTGTAAATGTCAAATTATTATTTGTATATGTTACTACAAAATCCGAACCCTGTGTCAATAGAGTATTTGTATTTTTATAAACTTTTATATCGTATCCAATACTATTTGCGGTCAAACTCGTAGTTATACCGCCAGCTATAATAACTGGTGGTGGGATTAGTTTAATAACAGAAAAATTTATTGTATTTGCAACCGATACAGTTGCGGTATTTGTTGTATTTATGGCAAGATAGTCTACAACATCTTTATTTGAATTATAAGATGATTCATTTACTAAAAGGTTTTCCAATCTACCATTTGCCGTCAAATCCACTTCATTTGAAACAATAAGTTTGCTTACGTTGAATCCCTTTTTAGTTGTACTTTCACCATCAAATTGTTCAGGTAATAAATATGCTTTAACATTCAAATTAAATTCTACACGATTAATACGCTCAGTACCTTCGCCAACTTCATTTACAATTGTGTAATCAGTAATAGTTGTATTAAATTTGAATTTTGTTTTATCTCCCCAATATTCATCGGATGCCCATGTTAAAGATTCAACTATCGTATTAAGTTGCTCTGTAAATGATGCCCAACCCATACATTCATAATTTATATCTACATAGTCTGGCATTGTTACATTATAAATATCATATTTTGGCGATACACCTGTCATTAGTCCAAATCTATCATAACGATTATCTTTAGACCATCTCGTAATGGCTTGATATGATACATGTCGGTTTAACATTGGCATTGAATCATTTTTTGCAATGGTCGTTCTTCGTAACATCATTATTGGTAATTGTATCTTACCATGTATATCTCTATATACACCTTGTCTACGAGCTCCGTTCCATCTTTCCGAATTACCATATATTACTGGTATCTTTATAGATATCCCATTATCGTCTAATTTTGGTAATACAACATCTTCCAAATATGTGAGCATGGCAGAATCAACATCAAATAAAGTTACGCTCTGCTTAACATCGTTTGCTTCACGTTTTATTTGAAATATTCTATCGGTTTTTCTTAAAGGATTTTGTGCCATATTAGTTTATTCTTGCTTCTATATTAAGATTAGATTTAGAAACCATAAATGTTTGACAAACGATACTGAAACTAAATTCTGGCAATCCACCACTATATTGTATTTCAGTTGTATTATCAATTTCAAAATATGCCTCATTAAAAAATATAACATCACCAATTTCAGGATATGTATTCTTTTCTTCACACATCCATCTATCCAATCGGAACTCTATATTCTGATCAGTTTCTGGGCCAAACCCTTCGTATCTTGCAGATTCGGGGTCTTTATTTATTAATGCATATAGTTGTACACCCTTATGCCATGTCTTATTCATAGACTCGCCATATAAATTTACGCGTGTTTCTGTTAAATTTACTTTATATAATACAATAGCATTTTGTACTACGGCATCGACTACTTCTCTAGCTATACCTTTAAAAAATGCAACATCTCGATTTGATATAAATTTTGGCATATTATCCTACATATATTTTAAGTGGTATTGCTTTTAACATTTCTTGATGTACTTCTACTTCATTTTTTCTGTTTTCCAATTGCTTTGCTCTCGTCAACTCTTCAAGGTTTTCTCTTAATTGTGTCACTAAGTTATCTTTCTCAACTTGAGCCTCACTTCTTAAAGCTGCACCATCTAATGAAATAGTTGCATCTGGTACTGGGATTTCATTATACTTTTCTCTAATTGCACCAAGTAATTCTTTTGATAATGCTAATGTATATTTTCGTATCCATTGTCTTCCAACATCATTTATATTAGCATATTGAATAAAGTCGTATTTAATATCGGAATAATCGGATACCACACTTCCTTTTACAATTGTAGAGTTATTTTCAAAACTTTCTCTTTCAAAATAGTCAAAATAAAGTCGTGTTAATGATGGCGACATTTTTGATGGAACTGGAAATACCGTAATTGTATTATTTACTATATTAAATGTATATGCCGATTTACGAATTGTATCATTAAATTCAATTTGTTGCATTCTTAATACATCTTCATAAAGTGGCATCATTAAGAATTGTGCAGCGGGCGAATAGTTACCAAATCCCAACTCACTAATTAGGTTTAACGTACCTTGTGCACCGACTGAATATGGGTCAAAGAAACGAGTAATAGCGGGTGGTGCATCATAATACACCTTAACAACATCCCTAATAATATCAGCATCGAGTGGTTCGTTGGTAGTGGCATCAAATGTTGTTTGTGTTAAATCATAAGTTTGTACGGATGGTTGTAATTTTATATAAGCTTTTTTATAATCCGTTGGGCCACCGGCACCGACCAATGTACCATATGCCTGCGACATACGAAACGCAGATACTATCGCCGAGCCTTCAACTAATTTTTGAGTATAATTTGTTCCAGATTTTCTACCTATTAGTTTATCAAGATTGTTTCGGATATTAAACTGATTTACCTGTGCCGAATACTCCGATACTGCTTCTTCAAAGCATGCATAGAATTGTTCATCTATTAATTCGACATCAATAATCGGATATCCTAATCGCTTGGCACACCATACTGCCATTCTTGGTCCTTCATTTTGAAAATCAGAGTCATCATCGTATAGTGCAAATGGAGTATTGCCAAATATAGCAGAACCACTTCCAGGCCATTTTAAGTTTAAAGACATATAATTTGAGAATTATGATTATTATTCTCTTATAAATATAAAAATTATTAAGAACTACTTATAAATCTTCCATTAGCATCTTTTAATAAGTTTCTGTTCTTTAACCACTGGCGCCTTTCTTCGTATAATCGGGTTCCTTCGGTATCGCCATTCCTATCTATAAACCAATCTAATGAGTATCTACCCTTTGCTTTTTCTTTTTGTAGTTCCTTTGTATTATCTGAATGAGTTTTGCCATGCATTCTATTTGATTGATTTATTTTTTTCATTTTTTCAACAAATTCCGTATACTCATTCGTATCTTTTCTATCTTTCCATAAATTACCACCCCCACCGGCGTATGTATCATTATACCCAGTTTTTACTGAATTATATGCGATTATCAATTCTTCTTCTATTTTTTGAGAAATATCGGCATCAACTTCGCATAGTATTTCTTTTTTAAAATTATCCCAACCATATTTACGAATTGCTCTATATAAAGAATTTGATTTTCTATTAATCATAGCATTATGCTTATGTTGATTCAATCTTGTTTGAAAATCATTCGTCCTACCAATGTAAACTTTACCTTTTGGCGATGTGAGTTTGTATATAATATCCATAAAACTATTTTATATAAATATACGGAATTTTATGGAAAAGGCAAAATAAAAGGGAGAATTTCTTCTCCCTTCTACTTATAATACTCTAAATACTATTAAAGAGTGTTCAAACCTTCGATTACGATTTTACCGTAAAATTCGGGTCTAACTATCTTCTTAGCGTAACGAGTCATAACTCCACGTCTAGGAGTGAAGTTAGTTGGGTCGTACACTAAAGGAGTCATAATCAATGGAACATATGGAGCATATACAGCACCTGTTTCAAAGAA